CGCCATCCGTGGCTACGTTAATGGATGGTGGGTCTAGGTTGAAAAGACGGGCCACCGCAAACTCAGCTTTAAATCCGTATATATTTGCGTCTAACCGGGATTGTTTATCATTTTCTAGACGTGGGCTCACACCCTGTAGCTCAAGAAGCTTCAAGGTATCCTTGGCCATTACTTCAGCCGATAGAGAATCTCGCTTAGTTATCTGTACCAGCATTCACTACTCCGAATAGCGGCTGATGCCGGCCTGAATGTTACAGATCTCTGTGCCGTGCCAACCACTCAATTTATTCTTACTGATGGTTAAATAACGTGTGGTATCCGGCTCACTATCATCCACATCACCGGGCTCATGCCGGCCAATACCAAGGATCAAATCGGATTCAGCCGCCTTACCAATCTTTGAACCTTCCATATCAAAGGCACTCAAACGAGTTTTACCCTTGGCATCATTGCTGGCTTGGCTAACGGCTATCAGAGCACAATCGTACTTCTTGGCAGTTTCACGGAGCCGCCGGTAAAGTTCTCGAAGTCTTTCATGCCCTGCATTGAAGCTTCCGTTAATATGAACCTTGTCGGCCTGATCAATAATAAGAACGTCTGGCTTTACCTGTTCGCAGTAAGCTTCGATTTTATTAAGATCCCAATCCTGAATCTCGTTCATATCGAAACGGTCTGCTATCATTTCAAACCTGTCCCGAGCTAAATGCGGGTTATCCCGTATCTGTTCCCGGGTCATGCCTGACCACGCTTGCATTGCACGGAGCATTGTTCGTGTAGTCTTTTCTTCATTCCCTAAATAAATAACCCGTGCACCTTGGTCGCAAAAGCCACCGGGAGCACAGGCTATAGAAACGATAAAGGCTGTCTTGCCCGTCTCTGGTAGGGCAAAGGTAACCATGAATTCTTGAGGGCCTATCCCATAAACATGACGGGATAGAGTTTCGATATTGAACTTCCACCGGCTTTCATTACTTGTTTCAGCCAATAGTATTTCAATGTCTTTGGTCGTGAAGTCACCAAAGTCGGTTGGAAGAAACCCGTCCTTACTACGGTCTAGTAAAGTATTGAGCCTGTCCATTGCCGTATCATTGCCCTCACTTATTTCGAGGCCAATGCTGGCAATCTTGGTTCCGATGTGACGTTGCCACAATCCGTGCAGGACTTCACTTGCTACGGAGTCTGAAAGAGGTGGGGCGTCCTTTATGGTCGCAATCACTCCCTTCATTGATTCAATATCAGAACGTGTAGCGACAGGGTTCTTGTTCTGCCACAACGCTATAACGTCATTGATCTGAAGGTCGTGATCAAACCTGTCATGGGCTTCGCTTATGATTTCATAGATCTCACGAAGCTCATCATCAAACAGGTTTTTAGTCAGGTTCGCCTTGTTTTCATTATAAAAATTTGCACTTGTTAGTGACTTGAGGAGAGATATGTCCATCCGGTTCTGCTCGTCTTTTCGTTGTACTATAGTCGAACTCTAACACAACTACGCCACTAGTGGCAACAACGAAAACCCCGGCTCAATGGCCGGGGATGATATCACTCTGATATTTGCTTGGTAGATCAGCTACTTCTGAGCTTCATTTTTTTTATGTCGGGCTTGTTATCACCGCGCCTTTCACGGATATCCACCTCATGATATATTACACGAGGGTTACCTTTAACTAGGCTGGCAACAGCTTGTTCCAACTTTTCCTCTTCAATGGCGGCTTCTCTATACCCACCGGGAAGGTCATAATCTATGACCACGATTCCTCTTGCTTTCATCTTTACATACCCTTTTTAGGTCAATTTAAATTGTTAAAAATACTAAATCGACAAAGGGGGGGCCTGATGTGGATCACTCCATGAAGATGCCTTTCGGCCATGACAGGAACCATCGTAATTTTTGCGGCGGTATGTCATGTTATTACCCTAACTATCTCCGAACTGTTGTAGCACTTTAGGTCTTGGTTAAGAAACTTTACCGAACACGGTACAAGCCCCTGTAGTTGACGTAGTAGCACTAATGACTTACGAGAGGCATCCTTGTCAAGGCATATAGTTAATTTGTTAAATGATAATAGTTGAGACTTTTGTTTTGTATTTAGGTTTGTGCCTAACAAAGCGATACCTGTATATACACCCGTAGCACCTACCGCACAGGCACTGGCCGCGTCTTCTACGACAATACCATGATCTGATTTACCCACGGGAAGTATTCCAGTTACATCACCATATGCCATCCACTTGGGTTTGTGACCATTTAGATGCCGGCCAACAGCCCCTGTGTTGTTATTCATATAAAACAAACACCGGTTTGCTTTCGGGTCGTATCTAATTTGAATTAACCTCTCAGTAAATGCGTATAATGCATTATTATCTTCAAGGTATTTCAGTACGGATGGATGATGGGATGGACACGATGTCATATCAGGTAATGGACGTTTCCATTTCGATGGTGCGTCCGGGCCTTGTCCGGATAACTTACGTTTTATGTAACCAATATCATAATCACGATTAATTACCCCGGATACATAACACGATGCCTTGAAACAATTATAAAGCACGGCACCTGACTTGTATGTAATCGTTAGTGTTCCCTTACCACTACATTCCGGGCAATCAATCCGGATTGTTTCATCCGGTTTAATCTTAATATTTTCTATTACCGATTTCATATCGAACTCCCCTTCGATCTGGTTACGGGTAAGCTCGGCCCCGAAGCGGCCTCGCTAGAAATACACCCATTTTCATGATTCGTCAAGCTGAATTATAGCTGAACTATGCCACTAGTTATGGTGATAACCACCCCCGCATACCCTTAACTTATTGTTTATATTGAATAACCACCTACCCTGAAGGTCGTAGGTTCAAATCCTACTCCCGCAACCAATCATAAAGATTGCCCTGTTTTTGCAGGGCTTTTTTTATTTCACAACACGGTAGTTGTGTGGTGTGGGCAAAAGTGGTTGTTATGTGTCTACGCCACTAGTTGCGGTATACTTAGAAACACTAACTGGGTTCTGTTGAACACTCTTCTCTAAGTCCATCAAAATATGATGGCATGATCCACATTTAATTTTATACGGATCTTCAGACCATATTCTACCACGGGTCATTTGTCCGCAAAAGTCACATTCAATATGCTTGTTATAATATTGGTTATAATCCTTTTCCATTATTCATTCTCCATTAGAGCTTTCCATGAGTCGGGAAACAGTGAGCCCATTCTGTCGCTTATCTGATCAGCAACTATTCTTGATTCAAGCTGAGTATCGTCTGCACAACGTAACCGGGCCATTGACGAGAAGGCATCTAGTGAACCACTCCATATCCACTCTGTGATCATGTTTTGAGGTAGAAGGCTTCTGGCCTGTTCAGGTGCCACACCATCCGATAGTAGCTCTTTGTATACGGCTACAGCGGCTGTCACAGAGCTTTTCACGCAGTTCTTTCTGAATAGGCTTAGTTTTATTTCACCCTCAGATCCTTGCTTCTTATCTTCGCTCCGTCCGCGCCATTGGTCGGGCAGATAATATTCAATATCAGTATCAACATAACGCCGGCTTATTTCATTCCAACGTAAGAACTTATGCTTCACTAACTGACGTGCCACAAAGATTGGGGCTTTCACATGAAAGGATGCAAAGGCGTGTCCGAAGGGTGATAAGTGCTTATGTTTGGCTAGATAGGTAATAAGTTTTTTATCCCTATCATGTATGATCGGAATCATAATTGGATCAACACCAATGCCAACACTACCGAGAGACTCCGACTTCTTGCCGAAACTAACCCTTGCCGCGTTTACTACGGAAAGGTCAGAACCCATGTGGTCAATGTAAGTTACTTCGATCATGAAAACCTCTTGTTGATCCCCGCCGCCGCAAGCTTTGTTGTTGGCCGGACATATATTGAAAGAACATCCCGGGACTGATGCCCGGTTACTGAGCGAAGCTCATCTTCAGTACACCCCGCTTCTGCCATTTCAGTGGCACCTGTACGGCGTAAATCACGGATCTGGAGCTCCTTGGGAAGACCGGCGGCTCTGCGTATCCGGGCAAAGTATTTGACATACAGGTTACGATCATAAGCCTTACCCGTAGTCTCACACACGATGATGGGGCCATCTGGATCGGTCTTATGTGCGTCCAAACGCTCCTGCAATCGTGGGCTGGCCGGCACTGATACGATTGTATCTGTCTTCTCTTGCTCGAATTCAAATACACCCTTGGAGTATTGATCCCACACGAGCTGACGCATATCGCCGGGACGCTGACAAAGGTCGTAGCACATCAATACAAGTGTACCGATTGAGCTTATACCCATCTTGTCGGCTGTCTGGATTACCTTTTGTACCTGTTCAGGCTCCCAAAGCACCTTACGGTCTTCTAAACCCTTCAAACGCATATTCTGAAAGGGGTTAGTTGATACTTTTCCGTGGCGAAGACCCACGAACCATATCTTACGCAGGATTTTTATGGTGTGGAGTGCTCGGTGCCGGCTAACAGCCTTCTCAATAGACTGAAACAGCTTGTCTGCTTGTGTTGAGTTCACGTTATTAGATTGTAACTCAGCAAAAGTGAGATGACTGTTCTGTATAGATGTATCAGAGGCTGTACGGATCATAAGCTCATAGAACCGTTTGCTATTGTCCTTGAGCTTTTGCCATTCCGTAGTCGATTTATAGAATGAGATGAGCCCAAATACCGTGTCTTGACTAACCCGGGCTTCTCTTTGGATACCCCGGCGGTGATCCGCAAACCGTAGCTCTATCTCTTTGGCATACTTAACTGCCTCAGACCGACTCTCGAACTGTTGGTAGCTTTCGTGCAAAGCATTACGAACGGCTTTGGTTGGGTTAAATGCCCAGTAAATTTCTCCACTGGCGCGTGTACGCTTTTCTACATACTTCGGCATATCTATCCCCTACTCGAATGGTGTGTCTGGATGATCAAGCAAACGGGTGCATTTTCGTTGCACTCTTTTGATGTCATCGGTGGGGAAAAACTCAACACAAAGGTCAAGTATGGTGTTTAGTTGTACGTCAGTAAACATATCAACAGGACGTACTCTGTTTGTTTGAGGGGTGTATTCCTCTATTTTTATAGGTGTGCTCATAGCATGATACCTTTCTAGTTATGGTGACAGCTAAGACCATAACTAAAAGATAACTACCGCGTCAAGCTTCTTGTTACTAGTTGACTAACTATGCGGGACTATTGTATGATTCCTAAACTAGGAACGGTTCCTCCCCTTCGCGTTCTTGGTGATCTCTTGTCATTAATTTGGCAAAATTAAACCCCCGGTGCCCATTATGGGAACAACACCGGGGGTCTTTTTGTGTGTATTATAGTGTGTATTAGCCTACTAGCTTCATTTTAGGTGCATCTGGAACGACACGGCATAAAATACCCTCTAAGTCGCTGTTTTGTAGGGCTATAACAGCATTACCAACTTGTATAAGTTCGACTTCCTTACCCATTTCAGCCAATTCGATTGCATCATCCAAAGCTAATCGGACTTCCTTGGCTATTTTTAATGGGATATTGACTTTGTTGTTTGGCAAGTGATGCACTCCTCTCTTACTGAGTTCTATTTCAATAAAATGGCAGTATCATTAAGAGAGTAGTTTGACAAGGGCGTTCCGTGAACAGACCATGAACTATTGAAAACTGGCGCGTGGAGACTTACTGCTACTGTATGCATACTTATGTATGTACAGAGTAATAACTAAATAAAATAATGGTCATAACAGATTTTTTTTCATGGCCGGCCCGGTGGCGTTGTTAAAATTTAGTTATTGCGTTTTTTTTATTTTGGCCCGATACTATCCGGGCCCGGTGTGGTGCCGGGTTCAATTCACTAGCTAAAAAAGGAACGCGAAAAATGAAACTATTAGACACAACCGGCGCAAATACAAAACTGGCCAAAACAAATAAAAACGCCGTTTATAAGGTGGCCGGGCTTTCACTATATCCTAACTTGATTTTATGCCCCGGTAGTAAAGCCGCCGGGTGCATGGATGGATGCTTAAAAAGCACCGGTTTTGCCGGGGTTTATAAATCCGTTAATGAAAGCCGGCAAAAGAAAACGGAATTTTTCCAGAATAACCCGGCGGAATTCATGGATCAATTAATCCGGGAATTAACCAATTTTGAGAAATATTGCATAAAACGGGATTTAATGCCGGCGGCCCGGCTTAATGTTTTATCTGATATCGAATGGGAAAAATTAGGCATCCCGCAATTATTCCCGAATATCTATTTTTACGATTACACAAAACGCGCCGCCCGGCTTGGCAATACGCCGGATAATTATCGTTTAATGTTTAGTTATTCTGGCCGG